GATAAAGTTTACAATAAAGCTATAGATGATATGATTAAAGATAAAGACAGATAATATGCCAAACTTTAAAAAAAGCACAGGATACAAAATGAAAGGATCTGAGTTCTTTGGACATGGAAACTCTTCGCCTGCAAAAGTAACAGACAGTGAGGTAAGAGAGGCGGTACAAGGTCTTAATAAGGCTCAATTATCATACAAAGACAAAGGTTTTGTAACCGGTGTAAAAGCATTTCAAAAAACTTTAAAAGAACAAGCGGGTACAATTGCAGAAAGCGCTGGAGCAGATAATAAAAGAAAAGAAATTAAAGAAACTGATATATACCCAAGCTATAAAGAATATTTATTAGACAATGATAATATTGAGACTAGTGTTGAATTAACCAATGAAGAAAAAGGCAAAGCAAAAGGTAAAGATCGTAAAGGCTACATAGTTCCAAAAAATTAAAAGTAGTATGTTTAAATTACCTAATCAAAATCATAGAAAAATAACTAAAAGACGTTTTTTTAATTCTAAAGAAGAAGCGGCTCCTGGCACTCCTTTGTTTAGAAAAAAATTAGACAAAGACGTACAAGGAGAAGCTAATGATGATGGTACTATATATATAGATGAATCTATAGAACCTGGTAGCGCTGAAGAAAGAAAAATACTAACGCACGAAATGAAACACTTAACCGATATGAAAATCGGTAAAATGAAATATACAGACAATAGTTTAACTTGGAACGGAAGAACTTATCCAAGAGCAGAAGGGAAAATATTATTTGAAGGAGAGTGGATACCAGAAGGTGGTAAACAATTTCCTTGGGAACAACATTAAAAACAAAAACAATGCCAAACTTTAAAAAATCAACCGGATATAAAATGAAAGGCTTTAGTGGATTTGGAAACTCTCCAGCCAAAATGTACGGTAAAAAATCTCCAGCTAAAAAAGAATTAGTAGGTGATCAACATAATTTACCAGAAGAATTAAAAGCAAAAATTGAAGCTGCTCCTGGAAAAATGTATGGTGAAAAATCTCCAATGAAACAAGAAGGACCAATAGACAAAAAGCAATTAAAATTGCAAAAAGGCGAAATGAAGGGAACTTATGTTTATGGTAGAGGTTATGATGATGAAGAAATGGGTAAATATCCTTTAAATAAAAGCGAAAGAATAAATGACTTAGAAGATAGAGCTGAGTTTGCTAGATCTGATGCTGAAGAAGCTGAAGGTGCAAAAAAGAAACAACACTTAGCTAATGCAAAGAAACTTCAACACGAAGCTGATATCATTAGAAATAGAAAATCTCCTGGTAAAATGCATGGCAAAAAATCCCCAGCTAAGAACTATAAAAATCCTCAAGACTATAAAGTATTTAACATGGGTAATAAACCAACTCCAGTTAAAATGTATGGTAAAAAATCACCTACTAAAATGAAAGATCTTTCTGGTGATGGTAAGATTACTAAAAAAGACGTTTTAATAGGTAGAGGTGTTATAGAAAAAGATTCTCCAACTAAAATGTATGGTAAAAAATCTCCAGCTAAAGGCTTTAAAGTAAAACCTAAAACAGGAAAAGAAAAAGCTAAACCACGATCTAAATATACTGGAAAAGAAGTAAAATCAAAAGATCATGCTGCAAATTTAGCTATGGTAGAAGGTTCTCTTACTTTAGAAGGAGCAAGAAAAGCTATAGCTAACAGGAATAAATGGAAATAATTAAATTATGTTAGGAAACTTATTATCAGGTGGTGCTGCTGATTTAGTAAAAGGCGTAGGTGGAGTTATAGATAACTTACATACATCAGCTGAAGAAAAACTAGAAGCAGAAAGAAAAATAAAAGAATTAGTCTCTAACTATGAGGTAGAGATGGAAAAAAATATTACTGAGCGTTGGAAAATGGATATGGGATCCGATTCTTGGCTTAGTAAAAATATAAGACCATTAGTACTAGTATTTTTAGTGGTAGCTACAGTGTTATTGATATTTATCGATGCTGGTGCTATTTCTTTTGTAGTAGAAGACAAATGGACAGACTTATTACAATTAGTATTAATAACCGTGATCGGTGCTTATTTTGGCGGTAGATCACTAGAAAAAGTAAAAAAATAAATTATGATAAATAAATATTTTACAGTAGAAGTAAAACCGCCTATAGACGCTGATTTATTAAACGCGGCGGCATTAGCATCAGATGACGATGTTATTTTTTCATGGACACCGTTTGAAGTTCCAAAAGGAGCAAGTAGATTATTAGGTGTTACAGCGAGAGTAGCTGGTAACGATGGAACAGCACAACACCATCCATTTCAATTGCTTTTTGCTAAATCTGCAATAAATGAAACAACAGGTGTCATGAACCCTCCACCATCAATAGGTGAATTTAACACAGTGGCTACCGCTATAAATAGTTTGCGCCAAATTTTAGGTGGTATTAAAATAGAAGCTATAGATTATATGTGTCAATCATTAGTTGGTTGTTCTATAGCTTCAACAGGTAATTCAGTAGCTGCAAATGGATCTAATGTTGATATGGTTCTTACACCTAGCGGTTCAGATTATGCTAATTACACGCTTAATGCAACAGATATTTTAGGAACCACTGGTACTATAGTTCCAATAACTCCTGGTTATGATGTTTTATGGGTTGCAGGTATAACTTGTGGTGCTAAGAATTTTGCAAGTACAGTACAAACTGATGGAGCGGTTGAATCAAGTGGTACAACAATACACACTGATACAAAGGATGCTAATCTTGTATTTTCAGTAGGTGATGTAATACAGGAAGTTGACAATACTATTATAGGTACAATAACAGCTATAGGTGCTGCGAGTGGTGCAGATGTTGACATTACTGTAGATAGATCAATAGTAGCTGTAGGTAGTAGAGAAGGTATAGATGACGACGTGAAAATATATCACAGACATCCAATTACGTTAGAATTATCATTCGAAAAATAAACAATTAAAATTAACTTAAATTAAATAAAATGACAAAAGAAACAAAAACAAAAGAAAAAGAAGAAGAATTAGTAGACTTAACACCTAAACCAGAAAAAGTAACTGATCAAGAACTAGAAGACTTACAAGCTACTATTAGATCTATAGATAGATTAACTGTTGATGTAGGTAGAATAGAAACTCAAAAGTTTGCTTTAATGTCAGCTATGCAAAAAGTGCAAGTAGAAATAGAAGAAAAAAGAACAGAGTTTTTAGCTAAATACGGTACTGACAACGTTAACATTCAAACAGGAGAAATAGGTTATACTCCAGAAACTCCAGAAAATGGCGAAGTTAATTCGTAAAATTTCTATAGGTAAAGATTATAAGAATGACGCTATGCACTATGCCGTGGGGCAAGAAGTGTATGGTGGTCATACTATCTGCGATATAATAGAAGAAGACGATAAGTTTTCTGTTTATATTAAAAAAGATAAAGACGTTTTACCATGGAAAGACTTTAACAAAAACATGGCGGTATCTGTAGAATATAATCTTGAATACTAATGAAAAGTGTTTACAACTTTGTTGTAACGCCAAAAGGAGAAAGATATAACAATAAAAAGAAAGTTGGTGATTCAGAGTTAATTTTAAACACTGAAATCTTTAACCACCAATATGTAAATAGAACAGCTATTGTTAAATCAATCCCGTTAATTGGTGATACAGATATACAACCAGGAGATGAGGTTATAGTACATCATAATGTTTTTCGCAGATGGCATAACGTTAAGGGTATAGAAAAAAATAGTAGAAGTTTTTTTGATGAGAATACTTATTTAATAAATCAAGATCAAATATTCTTATATAAAAGAAATAACAAATGGAAAGCCCCAAAAGGTTATTGTTTTGTAAAACCTTTAAAAGCAATAAATCAATTTAATATTGAATGTGAAAAACCACTTCAAGGTATTGTCAAATATTCAGATGGTACTGTTGAAGTAAACGAACTAATTGGTTTTAGACCAAGTAGTGAATATGAGTTTATCGTCGATGGCGAAAGACTATATCGAGTTTTATCTAATTTTATTACTATCAAATATGAATATCAAGGAGACGAAGAAGAATATAATCCAAGCTGGGCAAAGAGCAGTTGAAGAATTAATAAAGGTTGCTAAAGAACCAATTGTTGATTCAGACGATGACATATCAGCAGATAGACTTAAAAATGCAGCGGCTACTAAAAAATTAGCAATATTCGATGCATTTGAAATACTTAATAGAATTCAAGAAGAAGAAAACTTACTCGAAGGCAAAACACCTGAAGAAAAAAAAGAAAGAGTATTTAAAGGATTCGCAGAAGGAAGATCTAAATAATGTACGAGCAAGATTTAGTTAAAATAATAGAACCTGTTAAAAAAACGACTATCAGTCGTCTTAACAAAGGTAAAAAATGGAAATATGGATACAATAAAGAACATGATATCATTGTTATATCAAAAACTGGAAAAATCGGTGAAATACTTGAAATCGAAAACTTGCGAATTGGCTTGCCGTTGGAACCAAAACGAGTGCACTTGCACGCACAAAACAAATGGGTAAAAACTGATCAACCAAAAGAACTAGAGCGACTTAAAAGTATATTTGATTGGAGAACTTATCCAGATGATCAAAAAGAACAATGGTTTGATTATATAGACGAAGAGTTTAATAGAAGAGATAATGGCTTTTGGTTTATGAATAATAATAAACCAACTTATATAACAGGTGCACATTATATGTACTTACAATGGAGCAAGATAGATGTTGGAGCTCCAGATTTTAGAGAAGCAAATAGATTATTTTTTATATTTTGGGAAGCTTGTAAAGCAGATAAAAGATGTTACGGTATGTGCTATCTAAAAAACAGACGATCTGGATTTTCGTTTATGTCTTCTGCAGAAACAGTTAATCAAGCAACTCTTGCAACCGATAGTAGGTTTGGTGTTTTATCTAAAACAGGTGCTGATGCTAAAAAAATGTTTACAGACAAAGTTGTACCTATTAGTGTAAATTATCCATTTTTCTTTAAACCGATACAAGATGGTATGGATCGCCCAAAAACAGAACTTGCATATAGGGTGCCATCCACAAGATTTACTAGAAAGAAAATAACAGTAAACGAAACGTTAGAAGATATACAAGGTTTAGATACAACTATTGATTGGAAGAATACAGGTGATAATAGTTATGACGGTGAAAAACTAGCTTTACTAGTGCACGATGAGGCTGGTAAATGGGAAAGACCTGAAAATATACTTAACAACTGGCGGGTTACAAAAACATGTTTACGATTAGGTAGTAGAATAATTGGTAAGTGTATGATGGGTAGTACTTCCAACGCTTTAGATAAAGGTGGAGATAACTTTAAAAAATTATATAATGCATCAGATGTCACTAAACGAAATAGAAACGGTCAGACAAAATCTGGTCTATACTCTTTGTTTATCCCAATGGAATGGAACTACGAAGGATTTATTGATGAGTATGGAGTTCCAGTATTCACTACTCCTGACACAGATGTGCTTGCCCCAGACGGTGAATTAATAGATTTAGGTGTAATAGATAGTTGGCAAAACGAAGTAGATGGTTTAAAAGGAGATGCTGATGCTTTAAACGAGTTTTATCGTCAGTTTCCAAGAACAAAAGAACACGCTTTTCGTGATGAAGCAAAAGGTAGTATATTTAACTTAGTTAAAATATACGAACAGATAGATTACAATGAAGAAATGTCTAGAACACTAGGCGTTACTCAAGGTAATTTTCAATGGGTAAGTGGAATTAAAGATTCTCAAGTTATATTTTATCCAGATCCAAAAGGTAGATTTAAAGTTAGTTGGGTTCCGCCTTCTGGAATACAAAACAAAGTGGTACTTAAAAATGGTATAAAATATCCTGGTAATGAACATATGGGGGCCTTTGGTTGCGACTCATATGATATATCGGGGACCGTAGATGGAGAGGGTTCTAAAGGAGCTCTTCATGGATTAACCAAATTCAGCATGGAGGACGCTCCAGCAAATAGCTTCTTTTTAGAATACCTATCAAGACCACCTACGGCAGAAATGTTTTTTGAAGATGTTTTAATGGCATTAGTATTTTATGGTATGCCTATACTAGCAGAAAATAACAAACCTAGATTACTCTATTATTTAAGACGTAG